GAGCGAGACGTTATATGCGCAGATGGTTGGCCGGGGACTCCGACTCTATCCGGGCAAGGAACGGCTGGAGCTTATCGACTGTGTAGGAATCACTGGCCGGGCATCCCTCTGCACAGCGCCGTCCCTCTTGGGCATCGACATGGAGGCGGTGCCGGCAAAAAAGTTGGAGGAGATAGAGGGGATGCTGTTTGAACTGCCTGACCGTATTATGGCGGCGATAGACGCCCCCGAGAGCTGGATTAAAAATGTCGAGCTGGTGGACCTATGGGCCCAGGAGCAGAAATACCAGCTCCACGATGTCAACTGGTTCAAGATGCCGGACGGGTCCCTGGTTTGCAGACTGAGGGGCCGGGAGTATATTTCGATACCATGCCCGGACACTTTGGGAATGGTGATGTTCGAGAATGGCAAACGGATGAAGATGCAAGAGGCCCTGGACTCGGCTTATAGGCACCTCGTTCATGATTATCAGGATTGTAAGTATTTATGGGATCTCGGCGCCGTGCGACGTTGGGGCCAGGGGCCAGCCACACAAAAACAACTGGAGATTATTCATAGGCGGTGTAAGGGCTTTGATGCGACTGGCCTGACCAAAGGAGCTGCATCGCAGATTTTAAACAGATTATTCAGCGAACCGACAAAAGGGAAGGGGCGGAGACGCGCATGAAAATCAGATGCTCAAACGCAGCCGACCGGGACACGCTGGTGGTTATTCTGGCCAGAAACGGCTATACAGTCCGGCAGGTGAAGGAGAAGGCACCAGGGAAGGGCGTGTCCTCCTACTATGTGGAGGTTGTAGAGGATGGTGCATGAATCGAAGCATCAGCAGGCCGTGATTAAGTGGAGCCAGCAGTCTTCCATACGTTCCAAGTGGCCGGAGCTGGCCCTGCTGCATCACATCAAGAACGAGACCCGGGAAGGGGCAAAACAAATCGCCATCGACAAGGCTATAGGTGTCAAGAAGGGCGTGCCGGATTTGTCCTTGCCAGTACCGCGCGGCCGATATCATGGATTATACATTGAGATGAAAAATGACGCCGGCCGGGCCTCCCAAGAACAGAAATGGTGGGGGGAGCGCCTGACGGAGCAGGGATACCGATGGGAGGTATGTCAGGGATGGAGGAGCGCAGTACAGACCCTGGAGTGGTATCTGACCTTGAAAGATTAGCCATGCGGGGAGAAGAGATGCCGGACGGCCTGTCGCTGGCTGATCAGGAATTTTTTCAGGGATTGGCCTACATATACGCCCGGTATCGTATGAAGGTCATAGACAGGGCAACCGGGAGCAGGGAGAAGGGAAAACTGAGACATGCCTATGAGCAGAGGAAAAACTTAGAAGAGTTTCAGAAGAAATTAGCTGATAAGCGAAGTAAAACATTGCGAGAAACGGAGTCGGCTATAACCAGATACCGGAAAGAGCGGACGCTGGAGGCTGCAGACATACTTGCCGACATAATTGACGGGGCGACGCTATGACCGTCAGTGGGCCACCAGAAAGAGAGGGAGATATGAGTAAACCAAGATACAGATGGTGGGGGTATATAAAATCCATCATACGAAACTATCCGGCGCTGGAGGGGCGATATTGCCAGGGAACTTCATTGAAGGAGCGAATGGCGGTCCAGCGTTCCATTGAACAGACGGAACGAATGGAAAACGGAAAGGAACGGCTGCAAGTGGTGGATCTGGTGTTTTTCAAGCAGACCCACACCCTGGAGGGGGCCGCGATGATGGTACCATGCCACTATGAGACAGCCAGACATTGGCACAGCGATTTTATAAAACTGGTAGCCCAAAATTTTGGCCTGCTGGAGTAACACGCACTTAAAAAGCCAAACACTTGATGTAGGATGGAGACGTGGAGGTGTATACCTCTGCGCCTCCTTTTCTACCGCCCGGCACCGAGGCGGGTAATATCGGGCCCCTACGCTGCTGCTTACTGCACGAGGTAGGCGGTAGCACCAAGAATTGACCGAGAGGTGGTGACATGCCGAATGAACAGAATCTTGTGCCATATCAGTTTGATAGTAGCCAAAGCCGCGAGGAAGCCGCGAAAAACGGTGCTCTCGGCGGCCGTGCATCCGGCGCGTCACGGCGGCGAAAGCGTAGCCTGAGAGAAGCGGCAGACCTGTACCTCTCTCTCCCGGTGGCGGACAAGCGGGCATGGAACAAGCTGGCCCGTGACGGCGTAGAACCGGAGGATGTGGATAACCAGATGGCGGTGATTGCGGGCCTGACCCTAAAGGCGGCCAAGGGCGACGCGAAGGCGGCAAAGGTGCTGTTTGACTTGTTGGGAGAGCAGGGGGCGGCGGGCGCCGGCGGTATGCAGGACATGGACGACGATCCGATCACCGCGTCGCTGAAGGAGGAGATGGGAAATGGGCTTCTCTGAAAAGCAGAGGGAGATTCTGCGTTTCCCATACCGGGACTATGATGCGCTTATCTGTGACGGCGCGGTGCGGTCGGGAAAAACCTCAGTCATGTCGTTGTCCTTCTTCCTGTGGGCAATGGGGCGTTTCAACGGCTGCGCGTTTGCACTCTGTGGGAAGTCGGTAGGAGCGGTGGAGCGCAACATTGTGACGCCGCTTCTGGCGGTGCAGTATTTGCGGCAGAACTTCACCATTTCCTACAGCCGCTCCGGCCATGTAATTACGGCCCGGCGTGGGGTGCGGGAGAACCGCTTCTACCTGTTCGGCGGCAAGGACGAGAGCTCCTACACGCTGATTCAGGGTATCACCCTGGCGGGGGTTTTGCTGGACGAGGTGGCCCTGATGCCCCGCTCTTTTGTGGAACAGGCCATGGCCCGGTGCTCCGTGACAGGGGCAAAGCTATGGTTCAACTGCAACCCGGAGGGGCCGCAGCACTGGTTCCGGCAGGAGTGGATTCTAAAGGCGGAGGAGCACAAGGCCCTCCATCTGCACTTCACCATGGAGGACAACCCGGCGCTGGACGAGGCCACCCGGGCCAGATACCGGAGCATGTATTATGCCGGGGTGTTCTACCAGCGGTACATTCTGGGCCTGTGGGTCATGTCGGAGGGGCTTATCTACGACATGTTTGACCAGACAGAGAATGTCTACCGGACGCAGGAACGCCCGGTGGATCTGGAATGGGTTTCCCAGAGAACCGTGGCCTGTGACTACGGTACCGCCAACCCTACGGTGTTTCTGGACATCTATGACCACGATGGAGTGATCCGGGTGGACAGGGAGTACCGCTGGGACAGCCGGAAGGAGCGCCGGCAGAAGACCGACCAGGAGTATGCCGACGACCTTCTGGACTTTCTGGGCAGGGAATGGTGCGCGGTGATCGTAGATCCCTCGGCGGCCTCGTTTATCGAGGAACTGAGGCGGCGGGGGGTGTATGTCATCCCTGCGGAAAATGAGGTGCTGGACGGCATACGCAAGACCGGAAGCCTGTTTCACCGCAGAAAAATTCTGGTCAGTGAAGCCTGTGCCGGCCTGCTGGACGAACTGGGCACCTATTTGTGGGACGAGAGGGCGGGCCAGCGGGGGGATGAGAAGCCCCTGAAGGAGCGGGACCACGGGCCGGACGCCCTGCGCTATTACATCAATTCACTGCCGGACTGGAGGTTCGAGTAAGTGTCCAGACGCAATAAAAGCCGCCCCAGGGGCGCACAACCAAATACCGAGGCGGTGAGCGTACAAGACGCATTTTCCAACCCGCTGTTCCGGCTGGGCTATGGCTCCCAGTCGCCGCTGGAGGCCACAGAGTATCCGCTGACCCGGATGACGGACAACTACGCCCTGCTCAACTCCCTCTACCGGGACAACTGGGTAGTACAGAACGTGGTGGGCATCATCCCGGACGACATGACAAAGAAGTGGTTCGCTCCCGCCGGAGCGGTGGGGCCGGAGCACCTGAAGGAACTGGATCGCGTTCAGCGCGTGACGGCGCTCCGGGAGCGGGTCAACGAGGGACTGCGGTGGGGCAGGCTGTACGGAGGCGCCGCCGGACTTATCATGATCCGCGGACAGGAGGGGATGCTGGGCCAGCCGCTGGAGCTGGAGAGCATTTACCCCGGTACCTTCCAAGGGCTTTACATACTCGACCGCTGGCAGGGCGTGGTACCCGGTATGGAGCTGGTATTCGAGGGCGGAGAGCCGGTGCCCGCCTATTACTCCATCACCGACGCCAGGGGGAACACGGTGGCGAAGGTGCACCACTCAAGGCTGGTGCGGTTCACCGGCCGCGACCTGCCCTTCCTGGAGCGGGTGGCGGAGCTGTACTGGGGAGAGTCCGAGGTGGAGGCCCTATACAATGATGTGGTTAAGCATGACAACGTGGCCGCCAACATGGCCGCGCTCACCTTCCGGGCCAACGTGGACACCATGGAGGTGCAGAACCTGGACCAGCTCTTTTCCGTTACGTCCGGGGAGCAGCAGAGGCGGTTCTGGAATGTGATGCAGGCCCAAAGCGTGATGAAGTCCAATTTCGGCATGCAGTTGGTCAACCGGGGTGACCAGATTAAGAATACCCAGTACACCTTCACCGGGCTCCAGGAGGTCTACGACTCCATGTGCCTCGACCTGTCCGGCGCGTCCCGGATTCCGGTGACCAAGCTGTTCGGACGCTCCCCGGCGGGGATGAACGCCACCGGGGAGAGCGACCTTCGGAACTACTATGACTACGTGGACACGCTGCGGGAGGCCAAGCTTCGGCCCATTCTGGAAAAGCTGCTGCCGGTCCTGGCCATGTCAGCCTGGGGGGCGGTACCCGACGGGCTGGACATCACTTTCCCGCCCCTGTGGACTCCCACGGCGGCCGAGGTGGCGGAGATCGCGCTGAAAAAGGCCCAGGCCATCCGGGATACCTTTCAGGCGGGCCTGTTCCGGGCGGACACGGCTCAGAGGGAGCTCAAGAAGCTGGCGGACGAGACCGGGATGTTTGACAGTATTTCCGAAGAGGAGATCGCGGCCAACACCGGGAAAACCTACCAGGATGTGACCGCCCTGCGGGATCCATTGGCAGGGCTGGGGTACGGAGGGGAGATATCCGCCCCTTTTGAGGGGGCCGCGCAGGACGCGCTGACATGGGATTATTCGCCCAGCCAGCCAAGGGATAAAAAAGGGAGATGGACAAGCGGCGGCGGAAATAGTAAAATTGGGAAAACAAAGTACGCGCCGTCAAAGAGGGCGAACAAGCGGGGGAAAACCGTCTCAGCCAAGACCTTCGGTATTCTGCGGGGTGAGTTCAATACCAAATATCCGGGAGCCAAAACGGGGCAACAAGGTCAAGTCAGCTATAAGGGCAAGCGGTATTGGCTTGAGGCGGATGGTAGCGGAAGTGTGATCGTTAAAAAGTCCTGGAAGGAGTGACGCTTGTATTATGGGGGAGAATGGACATTATCAGTTAATAGCGGCCCTGCGGCCCTTTGTCCATGAAGAGGAATCAAGAATTGAATCTTTTTTGGAAGAAGATTTAGAGTGGTTTGTTGAAGCGATAGAAGCATTTGGCGTGGAAGATTTAATGATGCAATATATAAAAAGAAATCCGAATGCTACCACACAAGAGCTGTATCATTATTTTTCTGATAATACTGGCGACTGCCCGCCAGGGCAGGAAGATATTTGGGAAGACAACGAGAGGGAATAAGCATGGCGAAAGACGATTACTTTGTGTTAGTCAATAAATTCCTGCGTTATCTGTATAAATGCCTGAAACAGAATATAGCCCCTGACTGGAATCTGCTGGCCCCCAACACAAAGGACTTCCCAGTCCACGAGGAATACTTCACCTACATGCTGGCCCATCTGCTGGCAGATGGATACATCGAGGGGATTGCAGAAGTCCGGAGAATTGGGAGCCCTGTTCAGTTCAAGGAAACCAGCGGCCTAAAAATCACTCCTGCGGGCATTGAATACCTGGAAGAAAACTCCACCATGAAGCGAGTGACGGAATTTCTTGGGCCGGCTGGTGAGATTGCGGGAACAGTCCTTTCTAAGTTCTGGTGATACTCTATGCCAACGCTGAATCGGGCGCCGAATGAGAAAGAGCTGGAAACGCTCGTCTCCATCTATCTAAGAGCGGAGACCGCCATCATCAACGAGATTGGGCGGCTTCGCTCCCAGGGCCTGGTGGATTACCACGCTGTGGCCGCCCTGGAGCGGGTGCAGGCCATCCTCCGGCAGATGGAATCAGACTGCTGGGAATACGTCCCAAAGATGATTGAAAAGCAGTTCTATGTCCGGGTGCCAGAGGCCCGGAAGGCCCTGGAGGTGCCGGAGACGGCGGCCAAGCACGCCGCAGGCTACGCCAACGCGGCCGTGCTCACGGGTGAGCAGCATGCCATTGTGGACCGGCTGGCGGCAAACTTGATGGGGGAGATTACCGACGCCTCCATGACTGTGATGGCTACCCTGCAATCCGCCCTGATTGGCCGTGTGGAGCCGGATGTATACCGCCGGGTGGGGCTGGAACAGGTGGCGGCGCAACAGGCCGCAGGACGCGGCGTGAACGCCTCAGTGCCCGCCTTTGTGCAGGCGCTCCGGCGGGAGGGCGTCCGGGCCTTTACTGACAAGGCGGGCCGGGACTGGAGCCTGCATACTTACTGCACGATGGTCTCCCGCACCACCTCCCGGCAGGCGGAGGTGCTGGCGGTGCTCACCGCGGACCCGGAGCACGACCTATACATGATATCCAGCCACGGCACTACCTGCGCCCTGTGCGCACCCTATGAGGGCCGGGTGTACTCCCGCAGCGGCACAGACCCGGACTTCCCGCCCCTGGCGGCGGCGTTCGGGAAGGTAGACCCGGCAGGGCCGGACACACTGGCAAACACCTGGCTGAACATACACCCCAACTGCCTCCATGTGCTGCTGCCCTGGACGGCGGCGGGCCGGACAGATGAGGAGATCCAAAAAATAAAGGATTTCTCCAACCCCCGCAAGAACCCGTTCAGCCGAGACCCGCGGTCGGAGAGCCAGATTGCGGCTTACCGCAAAAAAGAGCGGGCCCGGGCCCAATGGCTGGCGGATTACCGCCAGTGGGAGCGCTACCGGGTGACGCTGGGGGACCGGGTGCCCGGGAGATTTGAGACCTTCCTGCATCAGAAGCGGGAGGACGGAGAGCGGTACCGTCTGTGGCGATTGGATTACCGCAGGAGGGCCGGGCTTTTGGAGCATCCAGAGCGGGCACTTCCCGGAGCAGACAAAGCCAGCGCCGCAGACGCCAAATTTACAGGGTATTTTTTTAACCCGGAAAGCAGAGACGGGTATCCAAAGGGGGATGCATTTTCGTCCCGCTTAGGCTATAATAAAGACAACTGGGAAAAGATGCGGGAAGAAATTCTGGATGCAGCAACAAGGTATCCCTCTGTACTCAAACGGGAGGATGTTCATGGAAGGCGTTATGAACAGTTGGTTGTCCTGTATGGACGTAAAGGAAGCCCTGCGAATGTACTGCTTGCCTGGAATGTCAGACCGGATGGAACAACCCACTTTGTAACAGCTCATATGGAGAAGATATAAATGGCAAAATATCAGCAATATGAATCTGTTTTACTTAAGGATGGCCGGATCGCCACAATTGTGGAGGTCTATGAGCCGGGAGCCTATGATGCCGATATTGGGGATTCTCCCGAAGATTGGGCGACGGTTTATGGTATCACAGATGATGAGATTGAGCGGAAAGCGACCGAACAGGAGATGGATAGGAAGTACCGGGAATCCATGCGGCAGCTAAGGGAACAGGGAATTTTGGAGTGAAGGAAAATGACAGAGCAAGTGATACGGGCCATTGAGGCCGCGCTCAAGCGTGGACTGCGGGTGGAGTTGCTGCTGGACAAGGATGGAACCATCAAGGTGCAGACGGTATCCCGCAAGAAACTGAATATTGTTCCCACGCCCTGAATGGTGGGCGGGAAGAGCTGAATGGAGCTGACAGGAGAAATCCTGCCGGCTCCTTTTTTATTTGCAAAGTGAGGTGACGGCATGACCTATCTGGAACTGCTGCAAAGGGCGCTGGCCGAGGAGATCGAGGCCACGCGGCTGTATCTGGCCTGTATGGCCCTGGCACCGCGGGAGGATCTGGGGGTGCTGCTGGAGATCAACAAGGACGAGACCGACCATGTGGCGCTGATTTCCTCCCTGATCTCCCGGCAGACCGGCCGGGACGCGGACTATGCCGCAATGGTGCCGGGGGTGGACTGATGGCGGTTGCGTACTATGGCTCCCATATCTCGGAGCACCTGGTCAAGACGCCGGAGGGATACCTGATCTGCTACGATGTGCCGATCAACCGGACCGGCACGCAGATGTATACGGCGGGAGAACTGGGGCTGGAAGGAGAACCGGAGCGGCCAGTGACCGTCTACCGCCTGGAGGAGGACGTGTTCTCTCCGGCGGCGCTGGCCAGCCTGGAGGGAAAGGACATCACCAGGGGGCACCCGGCGGAGATGCTGGCTGCGGAGAACCAGGCTTCCTACTCCAAGGGGCACCTGGAGCATGTGCGCCGGGATGGGGACAACACCGTGGCCGACCTGATTATCAAGGACCCCGGACTGGCTTCCAA